ATTTCCTTTGCTGCCAGTTTGTACGCATCAGTAGCACTTGGGAGACCAGCAGCCTTGAACCCGCGCTCTTGCTCGTTGCCACCACCCTTGAGAATACGAGTCATGGCATTACGACCCATTATGATGTTCTCAGCATCTAGTTCGCGGGTGTTCCCACCGTACTGACTGGAAGCCACAAGACCAGCGGCTATCAGCGCCTTGTCTCCCTTAGCCATCTGGGTAATCATGCTGCGGAACTTCTCAGGCGGTAACGAGCCTCGTACTCTACCTATCCAATCAGTCTGTTGACGGGTGTCCATCTCATCGAACGACTGACGCAGGAAGTCCGCTTCACCGTTGGTCAATATCCTATAGCCTTGATTGTAAGCCTTGGATACAGCAGTCGCTTGAGCATCGCGGACACCTAGTGACGGCACTAGCTTCTGCGGGTCAATCGAGTCAATCGGCTGTATCGGGTTGTCTTTAGAGAACCCCGTGCTGGTGGCGAACGCCATCGGGTCTTCTCGACGAGACTTATTAGACGCATCAATAATCTTGGCAGCATTGCGGTAGAGTTCATGCTGGAAACTGAACACACCCGGCACTTCCGACTGCTTCGGCTCCAGCTTCTTCAGCATCTCACCTTGAACAGATTCCGACGCATTAGCGATGGTCTGTACCTCTTGACCAGCCTTGACCATAGATTGATAGGCTTGCCACTTCAGGTTATCGCCACCAAAGGCTGCTTCGTTCAGCATAGGACTTCTGAGCTTACCACCGTACAGGGTCAACTCTGCCGCATGGTCTTTGACTGTTCTATCCACCGCTTGCGTTGCCACAGCCTTTTCCCGATTCTGTAATGTCACAGCTTCTTTCAGGAAGCGGTCTTTGTCGGCAGGGTTCATGTCTGCGAAGAATGATGGCAGTTTTGAATCATCAATCGTCATGGGTGCGGCTTGCTGTGTCTCCACTGTACCCGCTTCAGTGAGCGTGTTATCCACGCGCTTCATCCAACTCTTTTCGTACTTCTTGAATGATGTAGGGTCGGCTTGAATGAGTCGGGTATATTCAGCTTTACGCATATCCGCCAGTTGTTGCGGAGTTGCCCCGTTCTTAGCAGCAGTCACCAGTTGATTAGCGAACTCTACACGGTGGTTGACCACACCATCAAACACAAGCGGCACAGCGGCGGGAGACACGGTATCCAGCCCATACTTATCCCAATAGTTCTTTTTATAAATCTGAGCAGCTTGGTCAGGAGTCAGGTTCTTCACTTGCTCAGGTGTCAGCCCGTTAACTTGACCATTGATGCCGAAGTTAGTAGCACCGCGCTTACCGTCATTAGAGACATATCCACCTTCAGTCTTGAAGATAGATACCAATGATGACTCGAAAGTAGCTTGTGGTGTAACTGCCGCACCACCTCGAACACTGCCTGCTATAAACCCTCGATTGGCGGGATTCTGTATCCAACCTTCCGCCGCGAACTTTGCCAAGTTCTCAAAGTACTCGCGGTCAAATGTCTGCTTGCGCGGATCGTTCTTTAGCGTGGAGAACGCAGTACCTACATTATTCTCACTATCGAACTGGTACGACCCCTTCACTATATCGTACAACTGATGATTCATATACACAGTGTCTGCGTCAGCAGTCTTGCGTGTCTTGACATCCTCAATAGCCTTTTGACCCGCTAGTAAGGATTGGTGTTGTAACCCTTGGGTAAAAAACCCCGTGGTCATAGTAGTGCCGTGCAGCTTGACGTAGTTTTTAGCTGCCGTGCTGGTGAACCCTTCGGACATCTGCCCAAAGTAATCCTTCATCTCATCTCGAATAGTAGGTGCGAAAGTAGAATCACCCGGTATCATTGCATTCTGCCGCTGCATGAAGTTCTCAGCCCACGTCTGCCGAGCCTCTGCCATCTTGACCTGCGCGTCATCTACCTCTTTGCGCTCTTGCTCCTGTTTGAATAACTTGGTCTTGTTCTCTCGGTCTAGTGTCTTGCGTTCTTGGTCTTGTCTGATATACGCACCCACATCAGTCAAAGTGTCACCAAACTGTTGTATGTTGACACCAAACCCAAAGTCCTGCGCCGAAGCGTTACGACCACCCACAGTGCTGTTGACAGACGTTTGTTGTGTGTATTCACGAATGCGTGCCATTATCCAATCCTCGTCATAGCACTACCGGGTAATATGTCGTCTGACACACCACTGCTACCTGAACCACCTGTAAACATGCCAGACTTACCCGTGCCGGTAAGTAATGAACTGCCTGCGCTGAATAAACTACCCCTAACTGCGTTCTTACCCTGCATCAATTCCAGTCCTGCGGTAGACTCATACCCTTGCGCTCTCAATTCACCACCATATAAGATGTTTTGTCTGTCAAGCTCCGCCATCGCAGCAGACTGCTCAAGAACATCCATCGGAGAACCCTCAAGTCCAACCCCTGACGCACCGTATCCTGCACGCATGGACCCAATCTGAATACGTGCCTTACGTTGTTGGTCGGCTGCGTTTGCCGCCGCTTGCTGACGAGCAGCGATGGCATTATTATTAGCGACCGCTGCGTTATACTTAGCCGCACTATTAGCCTGTTGACCCCCGCTAAGTGCGCCAATCACTGACATTACCGGACCAGCTACTGAAGCTATACTACTCAATACCGCAAGTGTACCGGGGTCATTCTTCTCACCGTAGGCCACACCACCAGTAGGATCACCAACCGGTAGTTCCGCAGACCAGAATCTACTTTGCGAACGGGATAGATATTTTTTATTCATAAATTACCTCACCTTTGCATAAAGCGCACAGTCTCGCCCATCGGGGGTAAACGACTTGCGGCGCTCGCATTCCATCTCGAATCCAAGAATCCTCGCCCATCTATGCGCTTGAATAAAGTCGCAGTCCACATCCATCTCTATGCGGCGATACTGAGACATCTCTAAGAACCGCTTAACGTACCGCGTGACACCCTTCATTCTACACCCTACGTCCTGTGAAATGTATGCCCACGCTACTGCTCTACCGGGAGCAACTTCTATCACTCCCGCACATGCCAGCACCTCGTCCCCGTCTAATGCACTGTAGGAGGGGATTTCAGTCAATGTGTTATATATCTCACTGGTCAGTAAATGCTCAAGCCCTTGCTGTCGTTGTTGCAATATCATGCGCTCCAAGTGGTTGCGTTCAAATGGTACAACAATCATTATCTGTCCTGAGTCACGAGTTGAGGGAATATCCCAAGTAATGTGAAAGGTAACGGCTGCTCTTGTCGGAAATACATTGTCCCGTCTGTATCGTACCCATCATTCCAGTTCACAGACTTATCCCCAGTGAATAACTCCGGTGGGTTCCCCATCAAGTCAGACGATGTGCGGAATGATAGTATGTCCAAGTTGTCAGCACTCGGACCGAACTTCAGCCCTAATGTCTTATATAATCTCATCGTTGCACGATGGATACGCTTGGTCTTACCCTGTGCCGTACCATCCTGTGCGCCAGCATCAATCCGCAATGTCTCAAGGTCAGACACGAACGGAAGACCAAGATGTACCACGCTAGATGACCTGACCAATGTCACTGACCCACCACTCACTACTACGTCAGGGTGAGAAGCACCATCGGCCAATACACTAAGCGTTTCACCTTCGAGATGACCTAACCCCATGATAGTAGTGGCGGGGGTACTATCGTAAGTCAGCCCACAGTCCACAAAAAACGCATTGATGGTACCGTCCTCGTCGAACTTAGGTGTTATGTATTCCACATACCGTTTCGTTGAGCCGTTGATGGTGCGCTTAACAATCAACCATACTTCATCGGCATCACCCGCTGGAGTAGGGATGACAGCAACAGACTCTACTACAGAGTCACCCGTAGAGAATCCTCCCCCTATGATGTGACGATGCCACCCTAAAACATCTTGGTCGCGCTCATAAGTCAGTCCGATAAGCTGCCCGTCTGCTCTAACGAACCACACAATCGAGAACGGCTCTTGTTGGTAGTTAAACTCAACCACCCCGCCCTTGAGAATGTGGTCGGATAGTATCGTCATATCGGGTGAGCGAAACCCGTCAACTTCGTAGACGTAAGCTAGTTCGCGAACTTTGCGCCCCGCACGCTGGACAAATATCGAAGCCTTGCCTGTACGAATAGCCTGTATGTTGGCAGTGCCGAATGCAGTAGAGCGTTTAGCTGACATATTGGTAGGAGTTATTGCCTCCTGAAGTGATGACGGGCGGAGTATCCACTCACCGGACACAGTACCTATCAGCAGCCCCTTTTCATCGTCTGTCATCCATCGTATCACGTTCACATCATTGGCATTAAGTGCGATAGACACAGCATTATCGTCTGCCACCAGCCCATCGGTTGCGGTTGGCGCAAAGTTCTCATAGTCACCTACGATGCTACCGTCAATGCGTTGTGGGCGTAGAGCGTTACCAGCAAAGAACAACCTGTCTTCAAAGAATGTCACGCACGAGGGGTATCCCGTGGTAGCAGACCATAAACCAAGCCGCCAATCAATGACAGCAGTGATAGCACCAAACGCATTGGTAACTGTAGCAGTCACTTGGGTTGTGCTAGTGAACACTGTAATCTTGGCGTACCCCCATGTTGACCCATGCTTTATCCGAATCAACCGCCCTACATCGGTGGATGCAAAGGTCGCAGTGCTGGCAGTGATTGTTACAGTACCTGTAGTAGCACTTGGAGCCATTGTTGTTGCAGATACATTGGTCGACATATACGGCCCATCCTTGAAGTCTATCACGGTCAACGTCCATGACGTATGCCCTGTACGAGACAGCTTACGTGGCGCGTAGTTGGGGTGTGTGATATACAGAATGTCAGCAGACTGTGTGAACTTCAACTGGAACAGGTCTGCTTCTGCGTAAGTGGTAACTACTTCATACGGTACACTGGGAGAGCTTTCAACCACACCCCTGTCTTTATAGAACCGTAAGTAGAGGTCACCGAACTCGATGACATAGGATTGTGTGATTGAGTATTCGAACTGGATAAGGCGGGTACTTTTAGCACTAGTCTTGACTTCGGTGACATACATCGTACCTGTGCGGCGGGTCATCCCCCCCTGCACCAGCGGTATCATGTTCTCGGAGTGTTTTACCGCGTTCTTATACTTATCAAACCCTATTCGTGCGGAAACAATCTCAGAAAACTCACCAGAGTTGAACGACTCCTGAATGGGAGATACTTTTGCCATCTATAACCTCGCCGTCTGCCAGTCGTCTGTGTCTTGTTGTGCGGGAACATTCTCAAATGCGTTCATCTTACGAGCATCACGTAAAGCCTGCTTGTATTCTTCCACCGCGAGTTGTCGCTTTGAATTACTTTGAGTCAGTTCCTCACACATTTCCAGTGCCATTCTACACGCCAATAGTTCAAGGAATGTCGCATCATAGAAAGTCGTGTCTGTGACTTGTTTGATATACCTAATCTGAAGCGGTGCGCTGTCATTGCTCAGTATCTTGCGACCCTCCACTTTCCAATCTTTAGGGTACACCTCTTCACGGTGGTCATTCTTGAGCAGACGAAGACAATCAGAAGGTAATGTATAGGCGTAGTTATAACCATACACAGGGGGGTCGGTATCAGCAGGTAGTTCACGTCGGGCGATTGCGAAATTCCAAGGGTGCGCCCGCAATTCGGCATCCCGCACTATGGGGTACGCAAGGTTACATGCCCGCGCTTCTTTACTATTTTGCGTCAGGGATATGATGCGGTCCGCCCCTAACTTCTGAAGTGCGCGGTTGCAAATGTCAACAACTGAACTCATCGTCTCGTCCTCCGTCTAGCAGTAATTATATAATCAGTGACAACCGTTCCAGAGTCAAACAACAAATGTTCGGCAGCCGTTGCAGAACTTAGCCCAGAATATGACACAAGTATGTCACCTGCGATACTACCAGCCCCAATCATTAGGAGTAACGACCCTGCTACGCCAGTAGTACCGGCGAGAAATACAAGCCGTTCAGCCGCTGTGGTCATGGTAACGTCTTACTCCAAACAGCGTCTGCCGTTTGACTTGCCGTTGGTGGTGCAGCCGTAAGATTAGATAAGTTGTCTAACAACCCTGCTCGCACAGCAGTTAATCTACTCTCAAGGTCATCTACCAGCGCGGTCAATGCCGTCAGCGTGGCATTGGTATCTGTTGGCAGGTTGTCGGTCTTGGTCTTTATAGCCGTGACTTCAGTATCAACGGCAGCAAGAATGGCGGCGATTTCGGTGTCCAAATATCCAGCAATGGTCGCAATTCCGGCATTATTTGGCGCGGTATATCCAGCCGTGGACAGTCTTGTTGACACGTCAGCATCTAGGCTCCCCGCTACCACGCTGCATAGTAAGTCAGCGGGGTCAGCGCCCGCACCTGTTACATGCAACGCTAAATCTCCGAGCGTGTTGGTGTGCGATGTTGTCAGCGCCAAGTTGTACCAGCCATTACCGCGCTCAGACACGGTGGGCGATATGCTGCCAAAAGCCGCGCCGTCCTTGCTGGCGGTCACGGTCAATGTCAGTCCGGTTTCACCCGTCACATGGTCGGTGGCATCCACCATCAGCACCATAATGTTTATGCCTGTGCTTTGTTTGAGGTTACGCATTCACCACTCTCCCGCGAGAATATCCACTTCCACCACCACCGACTACTAAAGTACCAGTGTAATCGTTGGCATTCGGTCCATAAACTTCACCATCTCTCACATCATTCTCTACCGGATAAACAGGAGAGCTTGATGTAAGCGTGATGCTCATTCGCACTTGACCGACGGCGCTGGCGTTCTTTCTGGCGATTGCAACACCCTCACCCTCGCGCAACACCATGTCAAGCTCTTGCACATAGTCACTTTCAAAGTTGTGGAAATTCGTGAAAGTGTTGGCGAACCCCGCGCCGATACCATAGCGATACGGCGCTATCCACTGCATTTGCGGTATCGAGATAAGAGCGCCAGCTTTGGCTCCGCGCATCATGTATCCAGCATTACGATATACCACAGTACCAGCTAGGCTTGATGAGCTATCCATAGCGATAGGTGTCAACTGTGTGCCGCTGCTGGTATCAATCCCGTCAATTGGTTCTATGGTGAACCGCATCTGGTCGTCCGTGCCTATTTCGCTAAAAATCATAGCTACCACTTCCAGCACTACACCAGAACCCGAACCGTTTAACAGTGAGAACGGTGGCAAGCCTCTGTTATTGATAGGGCAGACATAGTGGTAGAGCGCCCCAGTAGCGACAACGCGCACCTGTACAGCGGCTTGCCAGCGCCATGATGTGCTAACAGCGTTCGACGGCACACTTACCGCAATGCCTTCACCCTCTCTTAGCGTGATGCGTTGTTTTTCGGCGATGGTGGTGTCATTACCGTTAAACCGATTCATGTACACAGGTGTCTTCCAGAATCCACCAATCGCTCGACTTGGTGCAAACTGAAAGGCTTGCGGCATAGTGTCAATCGCAGCACCGGACACCGTGACCGATACAGGGTTTCTACAAAACACCACCTGCGATGGCAGCGTTGCGTTGTTACTGTCAAATTTTGAGGCCGTGACTACATCGTCAGAGACGGTGTGCGCGGTGATGCGATACGTTTCATAAGCAATCGTACTGGTTGTTGTTTGCGCTATTACCTCATGCAGCCTTATTTTGCGGAGTCTGATGGTTTCGCCCGAACCTGTCGGGTTAAATATCACCAGCGGTGCAACGTGTGTCAAATAAGGATGTCCTGCTACTGCCGCAACAGAGAGTTCCTCAGAAAAGACAGGCGAATCCGCAATGTCGCTAACGATAAACGTGTTCATACAATAGGCGGCGCATCCATTATCTGCCAGTCATCAGCCAGCAATTCTTCCGGCGTGCCATCCTCACTTGGTCGAGGTTCATGATATTACTCCTTAGTGAAGTCCATATAGCTATGTAACAGACCAGCAGCGCCCGATACGTTGTAGAACATGTTCATCTGATTTTGACGCAGCGTGATTGGTTGCACGTCTGAATGCGGTATCCAGTCATAAATCACATTCAGCGGTATCAAGCACTCCAATTCGTCCGAAGTGGCAGAAGATGCGGCGGCTTCATCGCTTGACCATATCCAGCTATTCAGTATCAGCGCAGTCCCCGCAATCGTACCAGCGTGACCATAAGTTGCCGTGGTTGGTGCGGTGTTGGTGGTGTCATATGACACTGGTGTAACTGCTGTCGGCGCGGTTAAGCCAGGTGAGCCAGTTTGATACAGACGATGCTCCATAGAACACACCACACCAGTTACAGCGGCTGTCTGTGCGTTCGACATTCCCATGCGGCGAATTTTCAGCAATTCACTAGCGTGACTATTAAGGATGGCTCCCATGTTTTTAGTCGCTGCGAAAGCCACTGCGGGGTAGTACGTGCGGAAAGTTTGTGCCATGTTTTAAGCTCCTGTGATAATCTTGCCCGTGCCGACGGTCGAAGCAAACACGGTTGCCTCTTTCTCCAGCGTTTTAGGTATTGGTCTGTGGAAAATACGCCCAGCCTCAAGCGCTGCGACTGATTTAACGACAACATCGCGCTTATCGCTTGCTGACATATTGGTCAAGCGTTGGCGCTGTACTTTAAGCGTGTGATGAGCGGCTTGCTGTAACTGTGCGGTAGTCAATACCATCCACGAATCTACCAGCCAACGGTCGTGCTTTGGGTCGTAGTAGACGCGCAGGTTGCTCATACATCATCCGTTTCCTGCGAGATTACTAAGATACTTCCTAGCATTGGTCAACTTAGCTTCCACCTCATCAAGTTCACCCTTCGCAGCATCAACTGCGCTCAAAGTCTTATTCAACTCTAAACTGGCAGCGACCACCTCAGTATCAATATCGAGGGCTTCCTTATTAGCAGCGTCAATAATATCTTGAGCATCGGCAGCAGCTTTGGTGACTAACTCATCAGCCTTTGCGTTAGCCGAAGTGCGTAGCTTCTTGGCCTCATTCTTAGCCAATGCTATATCATTATTGGCGGATACCAGTAGAGACGCGCTTTGCTCAAGTTCGGTTTTGGTAGCATCAAGTCGCGCCAATGTTTCGCGCTCAACCTGTGCTGCATTTTGTAATGCTGATACAATCTTATCCGCTTCAGCAAAAGCCTTGTATATCCGAGATGCCTTCTGAATCTCGGCAATGACTTCATCAGGGTTCATGATAGGGTCGCTCATCTTACGCTCCTTCGGCAGCACATCTGAACAGTGAGACTTGTAGTACCATCTCCTGCGGTAACAATTGGGCGAATATATCGAGGAGCTTCAAGTATGGCCTCCATACCTGCCGCTGTCTTAGTAATTGCGGTAGATGACGGGTCAGTCAAAGCGAACCAGTCGGAATTGTTGTTTGACCCCTGCATGGTGATAGAACCGCCGACACCAAACGTACCAGTGATAGTCACTGTCTTGTCAGCATAGTCAATCAGTTCAACCGCCGCACCAGTGTCACCATTGAGCAGACCTGTCCACCCAATGATACAGGCGGGAACCCCTGCGGGAATTTCACTACGAGTAGCAGCACGTTCAGCCATGGTCTACCCCTTATGCAATCGGACTGGTTTCAGTCGTCTTGAGGTAATTAGTGATAGCCTCTAAACCAAGTATCACTTGTAATTTGTTGGAATACACGGAGTCATTGACACGCAACTCAATAGCTTCGCTGGAAGTGGATGCGCCCTCGGTAATCAGACTTTCCATCTGTTCACCTAGCACTACAGAATAAAAACGATCAGCCATGTTGTTCTCCTAGAGGGGGAGGGGGTCGAAACCCCCTCCTATCGTTAAATGGTATAACGAATCTTAACTGCAACAGACCCTGTGCCTGTGGTAACAGCAGTGGTCGCGCAAGTTAATACAACGTCATACTTGGTTCCCGGCGCTGGTGCAGTAGCCACACCAGCAGCTTGCCACAGTGGTTGGTTCTGCTTCAGTATCGTGTTGATAGTTGACTCATTGGTTACATCAGTCAGCGCTACAGCCGATGCACAGTTGATTGCCGAGGCAAACAAGTCCGCATCCACCACAGCACCACCATCGGTCACAGTACGGTACACACCTAAATCAAACGCACCAGCGGTTTGAGCGCCAGAGGCGAACGTGACATTCTCAACAATCGCGTATGCGTCAATTTCACACATACGGATAGTTGACCCAACGTTAGCCGAAGCGGGAACAGATAGCAGGTAACCTTGAGTAAAGCGCAAGACACCTGCGCTACCCGCGCCGGGGTTGTTAAAAACACGAGGGGAAGCATCACGATTAGTGATACTAGGGGATGATAAAGTTTCTAAAGCCATGTCAGTTTCTCCTTAGTTAAGTCGCGTTATTACGGACGATAGGACTCGATTGCGAATACGCGATTCTCTTCCAAGCGCGTTGCACCGGCGGTCATCTTGGAATACAACTGCCAAGGTTCACCTTGCAAGTCATTACGCTTGCTGACCGAGTTCTCAATGTCGTCCCACAATCCGAGGTACATGCCTGATTTGACCCATACAGGCAGCGCAACTTCATTAGTGCCTGCCAGTTGAGTTTCAATCAGTTCGCAATGCACGAAGTTAAAGCCGAGGAATGAAGTGACCATGCCGTTTTGCAACACAGGCAATCCGCCATTGAAGTCCGCAGAAATCACTTGAATCTCGTTCATCAGCGAAGCATGGTCTGCGGCAGTGATGCCGATGAACGCCTGTTCCATGTCAAAGTCAATATGCTTGGACATCATCAGTTCCTTAACGGCTTTGATTTTAGCTACGTTCAAGCGGGAGTTTGCACCACCCACTGCTACGTCAACTTCATTACCTGCGTTAAATGCAGTGCTTGTTGCACCAGTTTCACCAGTTCGTGCTGCGCTTGTAAATGCGGAACAAATCAATCTATCGAACTGACGACCAGCGGCCATCACTGCATTCTCCACGTAGGTAGAAGATGGGTCGGTGATTAGACGCAGCTTGTCAAAACTGTCAATGAGTTGCGGTAAGTCAAAGTCGGAAGGGAATACCCAACGGCGGTCAGTTTGAGCATCCACACGAGACATCGGATTATAGCGACCAGTAACGGGCTGCATCTCGATTGAACCAACTTGGTCAACTGGTGATGCTTGTTTACCGACATGGTTGCCTGTAGTTACTGCGTTGCGAAGCTTGGAACCCTTTTGTTGAAGCAGAAGGGCAATGTTGGTACTGTACTGCTGCACATAATGAGTAGGCAGATTAGCAGACATGATAATTCTCCTGATTGGTTAAGTAAAAGTTTGTGTCCCTTTTAGGCGGA